GGGGCGGTGCATAGCCTGGACAGCTTAATCAATGACGCAGACGCATCAGCGGTATTAAAGGCTGTGTTGGAGATGGATGTGGAATTGGGCAAGGCGGCGATACGGTATATCGGTTTGTTCCGCCCCGCCAAGTCCCAGCTCTCTTGGGCGCGTACCGCGAAACTGCTGAATGAGTTGCTGCCGATGATTAAGGCACAGGAGGCGGCACGCGACGGGGTTTGTTTCCCCGCTCCTACCGAGGCTTGGATTCACGGTTTTAATGAAACCGTTAATGCCCGCGACCAAGGCCGTCTGAAACTGCCCTTAAAGTCGCATGGTTATTTGCTGGAGATTATCAGCCAGTGGCAGGGTTCGGGGGTGCCCTCTCCCCAGCCCTCTCCCACGGGGAGAGGGGGCGAAGGCGGCGCACCGTCCAAGCTGCGGCAGGGTGTGGCAGCCTTGGGCGAATGGGCAGGAGAAGATTGGGCGAAACGAGAAATCGCTTCAGGTTTTACATTGCTTGCCGCGCTCAATCTACCCAACCGACCGGCAGCGCAGGATATGCCGGTAGTTGCGGAAATTTGGTATCGGAAACTGATGGAGAAAAAAGAAATCGTCTCGCCGGAGTATGACCCGATACGGATTCAGACGGGGTTTAAGGTATTGCAGGCGGCGGAAACATGGCCGCACCCCGCCGAACTGCTCCGCAACCTGCCGCCACGGTTGATACCAAGGGCGATGCTGGCAAAGCCCGCGCCGGATAAGGAAAAAGGCCGTCAGAAAATGGCGGAAGTGAAAGATGTTTTAAACAAGAAAGGTAAGTGAAATGAAAGAGTATGTTTTTAAAATCATTGCGGAAAATGGGAAGTGTCGCGTCGAGTTGCCCGAAATCAAGATAAACGGTGAGTATCAAGCTCCCGACCTGATGGCTGCGTTGACAACGGAATTTTTAGACAGCGTATGCAGTGATGCCGCCCGAGATACGGAAGGATTTATCAAGGCTGCTGTCACTAATTTAAAAGCATTGCAACTGGCAAGACAGTTGAGAGATGCAGACCGAAAAGTAAACTAAGAAAGGAAAAAGAAAATGGCTAAAGTCATTATTACTATTAAAGATAGTACCAAAAGCTTATTTGATTTTGAAATCAAAGGATTGGGAGATGATAGTGAAAAAACTCCTGCAATCTTTGCCGGACATGCTGCAGCAGGCTATCTGAGAAAAAGGCAAACAGCACTCCACGAGAATTTTTTAAGTCAAATTTTACGAGACTTATCAGATCAAGATTAAAGGAAAACATCATGATTGAACCGCACGAGTACCGTCTATTGGACGAATATTTAGAGCAAGACTGGGATGCCTTTATCAGTTTTGCTGAAACTAAAGGATTTGAAGCAAGCGAAGTATATCAACTACTCAACAAACTGGAGGAAAAAGCAAATGGCTAAAACCCGAATCAAACAGCCCGCTATCGAAGCGGCACAAGACAAAGCGGAAGTTACTGCGTTTATCCGCAAAATTGGTGATTTGCAGCGCGAAGTCAAACGCCTGGAAACCGAAGCCGGAGACAAAAAAGCGGTCATCGAAGAAGAATATGCCGCCAAAGCCGCGCCGATGTGTGCCGAAATCATGAGCCTGACCGAACGTGTGGCCGCATACTGCGAAGCGCATAAGGACGAGCTGACGGAAAACGGTAAAACCAAAACAGTGGACTTTACTACCGGCCTGATTAAATGGCGCATCCGTCCGCCATCCGTCAAGGTAACGGGCGTGGCTGCCGTCTTGGCGTGGCTCTCGGAGAAATCCGCCTTTGCCGAGTTTGTCCGCACAAAAAAGGAAATCGACAAAGATGCCATCCTGAATCAAAAAGAGCGTTTTTCAGACGGCCAAGTGCCGGGGATTAAGATTGTGTCGGGGCTTGAGGATTTTGTGATTGAGCCTACTGAGCAGGAGTTGGCGTGATGGCGAAAATTGTGATTGAAATTGAAGATTTGCCTAATGGTAAAGTTAGCTATGTACCTCATGGAGATCTCCTTATCCGAGATGGCGGCACTCCTGCTCAATTAACTTGGATTGCTGTGCAAGATGTTATTGATATGCTTGGAAAGATTGGGGCTATACAAGGTATGTCAAAGCGGGAGATGTCGTGATGGAAAACGGAAATTTAAATACCGATGAGCTGGAATTTTTAAGAACTGCCGCACGCGATTCCTTCTACATCCACGCTCAAGTCGAAAACGCCAACCGAAAATTAGAAACCGCTTTTCTCGTGTGGGAAAAAGTGAAAGAAGGAGAAAAAGAGGCTATGCGCGCCCGAAAAAAAGCCTTTATTTATTACTGCTTCGGGGTGGTTTGGTTTTT